GATATCATCTGACGGAAAGGTCAGTACTGGCTTTGCAAAATCTATCATACTAAATGATGGAACTAATCAATACTCAGGTAGATTATACTGGGATTCTCATGACGGCTATGAAATGATTTGGGATGGCACAGCGCCACCTGAGGCAGACCGCCCTGAGTTTGAATACTCGTTGGACTCTATAACAGAAATGGATAAATAATGCAACTAGAAAAAGATGCAATATGGGCAGCAACAATAAGTAAGAATGACATAGGGGATATGGATGAAGCCATGATTAGTAGAATGATTGTGGAGTTAAATGTAACCTTCCAAAAGATATGCTGGGATTATGGGATACACAACTGATGAAACTTGATGTCAGTAATGGAACATGTCTGTCCCATGATAACCCTGACTTATGGTTTGCTGGTGAGGTGGATTTGGCTGACCCCACCAGTAGCGTTAATACCAACTCACTAGAGTCTAGGAGACAGGTAGAAGATGCTATCACAGCACTATCAATATGCAGGAATTGCCCTGCTAAGGATAATTGCCTAGAGATAGGTAAGAGTGGTGATTCGTTGTATCATGGTATATATGGTGGCACTATGCCAGGGGAGAGGTTGGCTATGGTTGGTAGGCTCACAAAGAACTCTATTATCAGACAGAAAGCAAGATTTGCCATCAAGGTTAGGAATACTATGACAGAAAGGGGGATAGAATGGAGATAAAAAGGTACAGAATAGAGGTTAGAACGCCTGCTACCTTGATATATTATGTATCAGAGTATGATATAGACACGGCTATAGGTCTAGCGTTGGATGCACCCTACAATGAGTGGGAAGTGTCTGAGTTTGACATGCCTGCAGATACAGATGTTATAGCAGAGGAAACGAGGCTGTAAGTATGAGAAGATTATTGTTGCTGTTTATAGGTATATTTTCTCTCTTTGGAATAACTAGGGTAGAAACTTTACCAGCACCAAGAGAATGGACAGTTGATGATAGCAAGATGTATGCTAGAGATTCATTACTAGCATGGGAACATAATCAATGGCTATGTTTAGATAAATTATGGACCAAGGAATCTAACTGGAGACATAAAGCATACAATAAGCAACCCGTATATCAGAAAGGTGAGGCGCGATATGCTGGTGGCATTCCACAGATTCTCGGACTTTCGCCCAACACAAACCCCACAGAGCAAATTGACCGAGGAATTGATTATATAATCCACAGATACAAAACCCCATGTGGAGCATGGAAGTTTTGGGAGAAGAACGGCTGGTACTAATGCCATCAGTAATAAAGCCATTGAAAAAGTGGAAACGCTCTAAGTTTAAGAAAAACTATATGAGCACAAGTAAACGCTGGGGTAAGATAACAATTACCCATAAGGATAAATAATGCCGAACTATGACTTCAAATGCAATACCTGTGGTGGCACAAGGGAGCAGTTTATACACCACAAGGATTACGAAAAATATATTGTGAGGTGTTTAACCTTGGACTGTTACAAACCAATGCAAAGAGTATACACAGTACCAGCGGTCAAATTTAATGGCCCTGGGTTCTATTCGACAGGAGGATGATGAAAAATTCGGATTGGGATATAGACTTGCGTGATGGGCAAATAGGCGAGAGTAAACTTGCTGACCTATTACACATGGATACAGTAGAAGTTAAGACAGATAGACGCTGGATGGAGACAGGCAACTTATTTATAGAGGAGTCATGTTTCTATCAAGGGAGTGGCTCATGGCAACCATCAGGCATAGCCGTAAGTAAGGCTACTCATTGGGCTTTCGTGTTAGATAACAATGTAATTATAACACCAATAGACCATCTAATAGATGTAGTAAAACACTTTGGTAAACCAATAGAAAATAAACAACCACCTAATCAATCAAAGGGGCACTTGATTAAGCCAGCACACTTGATTAATTATAAGAGAGTTATAAATGAAACTTTTGATAGGGCTGGTGAAGCGTACAAGAATTACATGGAACAGGAGTACCCTATCTGAAAGAATTAGGTCAGGTCATCCTCATCAGTATGTTCATCCCTCTCATCACCTTCGGGCTGGTTGTCGGGCTCTACAATTTCGTTTGGGTTTTCAGTTTCTTCCTTGCTAGAATCTCTATCTGACCAAGGTCGGAATCCACCGATTCTAGTTATGAGTTTCTTAACAGCACGATTATGGCGCATACGAGCAGCATCTTCGCTACCTAAATTCATCTCAGTAGCGACATCGCCATAGTCCATAGATTCAGCGTATCTGTAAAATAGTACTGTCCTATCCTCGGTGCTAAGTTTACGATACGCTTTATCTATTTCAATCATCATTACCATCATGTTGCCGCCTTCGGCAGGGGCAGGTGGCTTACTCGGACCAACTAAATTTAACTTATGCGACACACCAAATTCACCTCGTAAAACTGAGGGCAAGAGTGCTTCGATTATATCTGCTTCATAAAAGAATACATCAGAAGTTTCATAGCCAATAGACTTGGCTTTCCACTCTAAACAATAATCCAACGCATCATTACGAAGGCTACGATAAATTAAATTCTTAGCATCTTTCTTGCCAATAGATTCCCACTCATCTAATTTATTTGGGTGCTCAAGAAACCATTTGTATAATGACTGTTTGATATCATCTAACTCAACCATATCATATTTTTTATGGTACTCAGCAGCAACGGCAACTACTATGTAGTCCCATTTTTCTATGCGTTCCCAAGGGTAACGCTCAAGTTCTTTGTCTACCACTTCCAAGTCTTTCCTTCCACAGTAAATGACCTATTTACAATAGGAACTATTTGTGGAACTACTGTTTTACCATCAACATGAAGGATACCAAAGCCTTGTTGCCATGTGAATAGACCAGCCTTTATATATTTTGCGTTAGTGTAATTCATTAGATTGCCCAGTTCCATACCCCACATAGTTTTAGGTTTACCGCCACGATATGTTTGAGTATGATGGGTTAAGCCCATACGGTGAGTGTGTCCACAGACTACAGACATACCACTACGCTTGGCTAATCCAAGGGCTGTAGCACCAGCAGTAGGCTGGACATTACCCTCATCACCATGCATTAACAACCATCCCGGGGCTAGTTCATAAGGGTCTTTGTGGTATTTAATTTCTAATTCTTTTAAGCCAAGAAAGTTTTCTAATTCTAATTCAGGTAAACCTAATAACCCAGGAGAGCGCATCATTACAGTATTAAATAATCTATCTGTATGATTACTACGAACCATATGTTCAATAGTTAAATCGTAAAGCACTTGGCGAGTAGTGTCTCTATCGCGCCCAATAGAACGCTCAAACTCTAACTCAGTTCCCTTACTCCAACGACTAATAGTTTGCATATCCATTTCATCACCACAAGAAACTACAGTATCAGGTTGGTAAGCCTTGATAAATTTTGCGATAGCCTTGACGGCTTCTACATCGTGGTAAGGTACTTGGAGGTCTGATATGCAAACAATAGTCTTCATTTCTTTTTGGCTCGTCTCTTATTCTCTAAGCCTACATTTTTCTTTTTAGATATAACTCTTAGGTTAGATATCTTATCGCTACCTTTGCGACCTTTATTATCTTTATGGTCTACTTCTTGATTGCGCTTTAATTTCTTGCCAGTAGCCTTCTTATAATCTAATCGGGCTTTGTTGGTAGATGTACTCTCAGTAGTGCCATCTTTTTTCTTGCGCTTGATGACATAGATTGGACGACCACCATTTTGTTTACTTCCTTTGTAAGGTCCAAATATTTTCATTGTTTCTCCTTAACAACTTTAATTAATTTTTCTAACGAACTATTAATTTGCCATAGACTATATGCTATGCTAAATTGAGAATCTTCTATGTCACGGTCCATACTCCATGTCATAAAATCTTCACGTTCTTTTTCACCTTTAGTTAGATTCATCTTATTCCTATCTTAGTAGTGCTGCTATCAAAGCCAGCAGGGCTGTTAGTTGTAGTTGAAATGCAAATAATATCTCAATCATTTATTATCCCACTCTCCTCTTAGTACTAGCAATCCTATGATTGCATAGTTAGCCATATCCTTGAAGGAGTCTTCAATGGATTCGTGTTGAGGCTGAAAGCCTCCAGTATCTTCCATATATTCATACAAGTTATTTATCCGAGCCAACTTGTCATGCATACGAACCCTTAATCCATTGATAGCACCACCAGGTGCATCTGATATATTCTTTGGTCCGTAATCTTTATGTTTGGATAAAAGTAAATCCACAAGTTCTTGAAATGTTTTTGCAACATTGTGCTCAAACGTTGTATTATCTGTCATTTTCTCCCCCTTTTTCGTTGTTTTCGCTTAAAAATTCGTTGATTTCATGCTCAAGAACGCCCATTTCTGTGGTAATAATCAGGTCCTCTATAAACTTCTTCATTTTTCTTGGGCTAGTTTCAGCAGCATAAAGAGTAGCGTAAGTATGCTCGACTATATCTTTAACTTTTTTATTATTACGAGCATGCATGTGTATATTTCTTAATAAAGAACCAATCATTAATTGATATCCACCAGGAAGAATAAGTTTAGGGTCAAACTCTGGTTCATTCTCATCATCTACTAAATGGTCAACCGCTTCAAATATGTCATCAAAATGTTGACCACATATTTTACATGGTGGTATATTTTTACCTATCATCTAGTCCTGCTCTTTCTCGAATATACTGGGAGCCGTACTTGACATAGGCTGAGTTGACATCTTCACCGTCTGGCAGTTGCACGATTGTGACTGGCAACTCACGGGAGAGACTAGCAGCAAATTCTTTTCCTGGTTGGTCTCCATCTGCAAATACAAATACTCTTTCAAAGTCTGCGAGTAATCTTGTGTAATGTTTTTTCCAAGAGTTCGCACCAGGAACACCAACGCAAGGAATCCCAACACAAACAGAAAGAGTGATAGTATCGAGTTCACCTTCACATACTCCAATCCAGTCTCCTGCTCTATCTATATCTAATACATTGTACATTTTAGTTTCAACACCTGTCATGCCCATGTACTTAGGCTCAACAGCAGGATTAAGAGAACGAAAACGCAAATCGACAACACCAGTCTTGGTAATATACGGTATTGATAATCTTCCTTGGAATGCTTCGTGTCCAATCTCAGGCTCCTCTACTACGCCGAATCGAGCCAGTCGTGCTGCTTCCCTTGTTATTCCTCTGCTGGCTAGGTAATCTTCTGCCTGATAAATGTTTGCTGCGTACTTGGCTGCCGCTCTGCCCAGTAATTCCTTCTGCGAAAGACTTTGCTTCACGTATGTCCACCCTTTCCTGCTTTGCTATAATTTGTAAACTATTACCATTCATTCCACAAGCGAAACAATTAAATATATTTTCTCTTGTATTAAAACTTGCCGAACTATGAGTATCATCATGGAATGGACACTTTAGATTAACCTGTCCACTAGTCCTTGGTGGGTTGGCACCGTAGTGCTTTAACACTAAGACTATGTCTGGCAAATCATCCGTCAAATACATCGCCCAACCTTAATACTAAGTAAGAATCTGCTATTGATTTCCCTCGCGCTTTGATGACAACCGCAGATAAGACGGATGTTCTTTCAATGCCTCTTGCTTCCGAATAATGTGTTGCTTCAACCTGAGCCTCTTTCGTCCAACCAGAGAGGTCAATGCGACCTGATTGACCTGGAGCCTTGGCTTCGATGATTCCGATGTGCCCAAGGAAGTTTTCGCGGACCACAACATCTCCCTCATCTTTAGAACCTCGTCTTGCAAGTCTTTCACTATCAAGTCCAATTCGTCTAAAATAATCTCGTAAGTCGGTTTCAAATGTTGCTCCTCTGGCTTTGTGTGATTTTCTAGTTGTCACTTACACTCCGTACAATAATTTAATGCACGAATACTTGGTATATACATTGTGAATTTTTTACCACAATGATAACAATTAATAGATGTCCAATTATTTTTAGTTTCAACAAAATAAAATGGATTACGAATTCTTAGTTTCATGAGTTCTCTGGTATATCTTCTACGTACATGTATTCGGGATTAAATGCTAACCAAGTCATAAGCGTCCCTCCCGCATCTGCTCTTCCGTAGCGATTCTTAACTGAAGCAACGCCAAGCGACGTGCCAACAGTGCCAAGCGTACATATGAGGGCAGGTAACTGAGAAACCTTCCCTTGTATCGCGCTTCTTGGCTGACAAGGATTTCCAGGAACTGCTTCCGAAGTATGGTGTAATACGACAATCGCTGCATTAGTGGCTCTAGCAAGATACTTCAACTCCTTCATGATTGCCCTCATAGAGGCAAACTCTTCACCACCATCGGTGGCTACATCCATTAAATTATCTACTATAATAAGAGTTGGAGCACATCCCCAAAGTTCTTCAAAGGCTTGTACTTCTTCATCAATATCTTGCAAAGTTGGTGATGATTCAAATGACCAAACTATATGGCTACCTTTTTGCAGGATTGCTTTAGTCCATCCAACATCAGTATTAAGTTTCTGTTCAACATCTGTTTGATTCTTGCCCGATATCATTGATGCTAAACGCATAGCCATAGTATGAGCATTGGTATCAGCAGATATGTAAAGAGTCGGAACATTAGTTTTTAATGCTAGTGCTAGAGCAAGTGTTGATTTACCTACTCCTGGAGCACCAGCAAACATAGAAACTTCTGAACGTCTCATAACAATTTTAGACGACTCAAATGATTTAAAGCAACTAGGTAGAGGTTCCCCTCCAATAGAAGCACGTCCAACAGACCTAACTAATGTACGCATCTATCAGCCCCTACCTATTTGCTAGAACGGAAATTCTTCGTCGACTAATTTACTGGCTTGCATTGGTCCACGCCCTGAGGCATTGGACAGACCCACATCGCGTACGGTTGACCCGTCTTGCTTGATATCCCCGACTTGTACTTGCGGTCCCCGTGTTGACATACTGGACCCGAGCCACCTGATGCTGGCGCTGCCAGGGGCGGTATCGAGGAGCGTGGAGGCACGGTGCTTGGAGTGGAACTTGGAGTTGATAAAGGGGCGGTAACCGCTGCTCCCACCACCAACTTTTGTACTGCTGCAATTTGAGTAGCAAAGTCACCAATGCCCTCAAGCAATACACTAAGTTCGTCTACCGTATTGGCTCTAACGTTAATTAAGTCGCCAGTTCCAGTTTTGTATGATACTTGTAACTTCCAGTCTTCTGCCATTTATTCTTCCTTTTTCATAGAGAATTGACAATGAGCGGTTAATCCGCACATGTATTGACAAGCGTTTGTGTTGGGCAGGAATACACCTGCTTTGCGGGCCGTGTCAAACCCTTTTACCAAGAACTCCATTTTTTCATATGTGTATCCTGATAAATCTACCATCTCTACAGTATTGCTACCGCGAGACATGTAATAATTTCCCCAATTAATTTCGCCACCTAAAGCATCAGTGCCAAAGGTAACCTCTAAACCAAGTTTATAAAAACCTAGTTGTAAAGTACTAGTTGGAGTATTCTTTGAAGTCTTAAGGTCAACTATTACTAATTGTCCATCAACTTCAAAGATTCGGTCTATAACCATCTTGACTGGAACATCAGCCACTACTGGCATTAGTTCCAATTCTATTGCTGGTCTGCCATCTGGGGCAATCCAAATCTTCCAATTAGGATTCTGTTTACGCCAAGCAATATATTGCTCAACCCACACAGGTCCTTGCGCTTGCCAATAATTTATATCTTCTTTGTTAGGGTTTACCTTAGTAGCCCTACCACCAACTCTAGCATTGGTTAAATCTATGCCTTCAGATTCTTTAGCCCAAGCCGTGTCCCAAAGTGTTTGGCTCATATAGTCTCCCTATCGTATAGTTCACACGCTAGGTGGAATGCTGAACCTCCCACAGACCACACAGATGGCTCCTCTTGCTTATTCAGTAATCTACCTAAGTAGTACTGATATCCACAAGTTAGATAAGTGCTAAAAGCACTATAAGATATATGTTCTGGTAGTGTATATTCTTCTAGTTTTATTGTCATTAGATTAAGTATATCATTATGGATTGGGAGCATTGGTAGGCTACTTAGGATTGCCTCCCTACATAGGTTATATCTATGTGTATAATTGATATTAATATAATATATAAAAGACCCCGAAGGGGTCATATAATATATAATTAATTATATATCTTAAGGAGAACTATATTGGAAATCGTAAATAATACATTTTGGGCTATCTTTTTTGGGTCTTCTTTAGGAACCCTAACTGTATACCTAATCACAACCCTAATCGATGAGTATCGTTTAGCAAAAGAGCAAAGAAACATGAGTCTCCTAATGGATGAGTGGGAAGACTTAGCAGACTATTAAAACAAGAGTTTAAACGACAAAAGACCCCCTACCTAGTATCTCTACTGGGTCAGGGGGTTTTCGTGTCTCTAAAGGGCCTTTAAAGGCTTATTAGGGGTATTTAATTAGAGCCTATGCCGTATTCTTTTTCAGTCTTAT